TTACTGTATTAACACTTCCCTCTACAGGATTGGTGTTTTCACTCATGTTGTTTACCTTTTAGGTGGTTATAAAATCTTCCAGCGTTTCTCTGCAATTTGCTTATCATCAGCTAATGCTTGGATTGTCGCTATAAATTCATCCATCACTTTTAGTTTGAGAAAGTTCTTTTCTCGCACTTCTACATCGTATTCATTACTGCCAAATATGTTGCTAGAATACAACGATTTTTGGCTTTCGACAAGTTCTAGGAAGAACTCATCTGACAAATATGCTCTAGCCCTCTCCGACTTGTTATAGGACATTAGGGATATTTGCCGTTGGTGATAGTTTTGCGCCTAATTGCAAAGCCTTTAACTGAGCCTCGTACTCAAATTCTTGTTTCTTAAGAGCCATAGTCATCTCAAACTCTTGCTGCTTAAGTCTGATCTGAGCCTCTGCCTTAACCTGGGCAATCTGAATATCATTCTGAGCTTTGGCGTTATCTGTTTCCATCTTAGCTTGCATCTGAGCTACATAGGCTTGCATTGCTGGATCTTGTTGCTGACCCTGTTGCTGCCCTTGCAATTCCATCTGTTGCTCTTGCTCTGGGGTGATCTCCATAAAGAACTCGTTAGAGTCCTTAAAGCCAGCAGCCTCAATAAACCGACCTAGTGTCTGTCTGTAGTTAGACAGGCTTACCAATGGGTTATTAATGCCAGCAGTCTTGAGGATTTCCTCTTGCTTGCCTAGAACCATAGCGATCATAGCCATCTGCTCTTGTTTGTTGCCTGTGCCTAGACCGACATTGATAGAGATGTCAAAGCCATTTGTCCACTCTCTAGGATCAATAGATACATACTTACCACGCAAACGCACAATGCGCTCTTTATCCTGATACTTGCAAAGCAATTGTAGAATCTTCTGGAATAGGTCTTTTACGCCTGTTTCAGCAAATACCCTAGCAATTAACTCAACTTTTCCTGCTGCGCTGCTGTGTCATCATGGCAACGGCTGTAGCTGTGCTGTTCTGCAACACATCTGGATTAAGGCCGTTCATCTGGTCTGATACGCCAGTTCTCTTAGCCTGTACAGAATCTAAGTATTCCAGCAATGGAAATGATTGGTTAGCAGTTGGTGGTACTGTCAATGGGATGATGGCTTGGGTATTTTTCATACGCACAATGCCATTAGCTGTAACTGTTAGTAGATCATCTAGGTTTACTTGACCTTCTACCGCAGCCACACGATAGTTATTAGTTAGGTACAAGTTATTAAACATCTGGCGCAAGATTGTGGACTTCTCAAGTTGGATGTCCATCGTGCGATCAGCCATTGACTGACCAAAGAATAAATGAGGAATAGGAATCGGGCAAAGTGAGTGGAATGGAACGTAATCGCAGTCATCGTTAGATAGTATCTTGTTACCTGCAATTAATACCTTGCGTAACTCTGGAATACCTTTGCCAAGTATGTCTGCCTTAATGTAGCATTCAAATATCTCTACATCGTCTGTTAGTGCGTAATCTGGTAACTCATCTCGTTGGTAACGTGCTAAACGTTCTGGGCTGTATTCTAGTCGGTCACCAACAGGAATCTGATCTACTACTGACTGCTCAAATCCCATCGCAATCAAGTCACCACGACTAATCATACGTCTGTGGGCAACAAAATCTGCGCCCTCAATGCTGTTAGATGTCTTGCTGATTAAGAACTCTTCTGGTGGCACGTTCTCAATGACGATACGGCTGTTGTCTTTAGTACGTTCAATGGTTACGCTGTGGCTGTTATATGTCATGCCATCAGCACCGATAATTACATCAGTCTTTTGCTTGACAATCTCAAACTCACCATCCATCAACAACATAGTCATCTCATCATCGCTGAGATTCTCGTACTTCTCTTTTGTTACGTCTTTCTTACTCTCCCAGTAGGCTTTAACAATGCCGACCTTTTGGAGTAAAGCATCCTTGAACCAATTGTGCATGATCAAGAAGCCATCGTTGTCTTTATAGAATACCCAGTTAGCCATGTCAGATGCTTGCTCTGCGAATGGTTCATCACCATCCTTGACTGGCTCAAACTGTACTGCATCTTCATTGGCTGTGAATACACGAATTAGCTGTGGTAGTGCGCCATCTACTGCTTCTGCTACCTCGCCTGTGACTACTTGGCTTGAACCTTCTACCTCGTTTCCATAAGGCTTGCGTAAGTAGTAGTCCATTGCTTCTGCACGTTGAGCAACTGTTTCAGTTTCAAGGTAGCCGATAGCATTATCTATCTGCGTGATACAGGCATTTAGTAATTCATCTTCTGTCATTTTACTCATCAGACCACCCAACCATTATTAATATTCAAAGGTTTACCCCAAGTTGTATCTGCTTCTACCAATCCGATAGCCATATAACGAAAAGCGTCAGCATAATGCGAAGCCCAGTCGTGTAGCGGAGTATCAAAGAATACGTTTCTTTTTTCATCAAATACTCTGCGATAGTTACGGAGTGCTGATAATCCTTGCTTTGTACCTTCAGCATCAAACCAACATCTTGGCAATAAACGTCTTACTGCTTGTATCCCATCGGCTACAGATAGGCTTGGTGCGATTGTAACATCTAACCCAGCTTCTATTAGCACCTCTTGTCTGCTCTTGCCTGTACCTAGTTCACGAACTCTAACGTCATGTGGCAGTATGTGTTGACCTTGATCATATCCACGATCACGAATCCATGTCACATAGTAATCTAATCCGACACCATGATTCTCAGTAGCATCTATTAACTGTATCTCTTTTCCGACTACCTGAGCCACCCAGATACAAGTTGAATCGCTAATACCCAAATCCCAGCTACATACAATCTTAGCGAGAGGATCACGAGGAATCTTTGTAACCCTGTTCTGTTCATCAGCTTCATTTAGTAATGCACCATAATATGCACCCTCTACTGGCGCATCAAATGAACACTCAAACTCTTGCCTAAACTTATCCTCACCCATCTCAGCTTTGGCATCTGCCAGCTCTTTGTGGTCTAGGATACCTGTATCGCTTGCCTTAAACTCTAGGAACTTCCAGCCATCTGCCTTTAATGCTCTGTCTTTAAAGTCTGCAAAGTGGTTGTTGCCCTTTGGGCGTACCAATAAACAAACACCAGCCTTTTCTGTCTGCTAGTGCTGGTCTGATAATCTCATTCCATATCTTTGGGTTCTGATCGCCTATTTCATCTAGGCAGACACCATCAAAGTATTGACCTCGCAAGCTATCGCCATTCTCTGAACCATACAAACTTATTCGCCTACCAAGAAAGTCAACACGCAACTCAGCGATGTTTACCTTTGCACCTAATGGTCTTGTGTACTCAACCAAGTAATCAAACGCTACACGCTTTGCCTGTGCGTATGTCGGTGCAATATAAGCGTAACGAGGATCTTTCTGCTCGTTGTTTAGTGCTGCATTAATTAGATGTAGGATAGCTGATACAGTCTTACCCATACGTCTATGTGCAACAACTACAGTAAATCTGTTCTTGTTTACTGCGTGATGTATTTCTAACTGTGGTGGTCTTGGTCTGTAACCTAGATCTGGTGCATCAGTCATTAGGTACACCAGTAATTACTTTAACTATAACAGGCGTATCTGCATCGCCAGTCATCTCTACAGAACTCAAGTCTGGTACTGACTTCTTGAGAAGTATCTCAATAGCCTTCATTTGCTGTGACGTTAGTTCAGTCTGACCTAGCGCACATTCTGTTAGTCGTTCTACTAATAAAGCAGCGTTAATCTTATCTCGGATTAATTGCTGGTGTCTTGGATTTAGTTTTGCTGTAATGCTCATGATTTATCACTCCCAGATGGGTTGGTGATCCTTTTTATGTTACCAATGATGAACTGCGTTTAAGACTAAAGTTATATTAGCAATAACAGCTAACAGGATTACAAGCCAATGATCGTTCATTACCACTTCACTTTGTTTGCCCAGTATGCTGCACTCATCTTACCTTTTTCAATATTACTTGCATGACGTGCCTT